AGGTGAATTTGTGACCCCAGTGACTATTTACTTCACTTTTGGAGGTACCAATTATGGAAAAACAAGACAAAGGAATGCTCGATGCAATACAAGAAAAGATTATCTCTCGTAAACTACTGGTTTTCGGCGTGGCGACTGCTCTTATGTATTGGGCTGATCTAAGCTCGGACACTTGGGGGATGATCGCTGTAACTTACATCGGTGGTCAAACTGCAATTGACTTTGCTAAAACTTGGAGGAACGGATAATGTGGGCATGGTTAAAAGACAAATGGGAATTTGTCGCTGCTGGTATTACCGTTCTTATCGTGTTTCTTCTTGGACGCAAAAGCAAGAATGCGGACTTAAAGGTTGCTGAACAGATCTCTGATAACAAAGATGAACAAATCAAAGTTGAAAGAGAACTCTCGGCACAAGAGAAGTTGGAAATTGCTCAAGCGCACAAGAGATACATTGATACAAGAATAGCACTTAGAAAGCAGTATAGAACTGCTAAGTCTGAACTTGAGAAAGAAACCGCTCAAAGAAAGATCGATCTTCTCGAGACAGCAAAAGATAATCCAGACGAGATCGATAGGATCCTTATGGAAGAATTTAACATCAGCAAGTTAAAATGACTTGGTTGTTGATGTCCCTAGCATTTGCAGAGCCGCTCATGACCCCATTAGAGGAAGGTGAGCCGGCTCCTTTTGCTGGACGATTGCTCAATGATGAGGCAATAACATCTATAATTACAATGAAAGAGTTCGCAGAGGAACAATGCTCAATTCAAGAATCTCTGAACTTTTCACTAAAGATCACGGAAAAACAGCTCGAAATTGACTATTTACAAGCAGAAAAAGAAACTTTGCAACAAAAGCATGACTTGCTTATGCAAATTAAAGACAATGAGATAGAGATCCTTAGGTCGCACGTTAATCCTAAAAGACAAATGTGGGTATTTTTTGGAGGGTTCCTAGTCGGAACGGCATCATCATTGCTAACTTATTACGCTGTGGTAGAAATAAATGATCAAAATCCGAATTAGAGCTGCAAGAAAAGAAGAGATGGTCTGCCCTCCGGCAACTCAAGACTTAAAGCTGAATACGAAAAACCGCGACGCGGCTATTCAAGCTGAACACATCCAATACGGTCCACTCAACGTTAGCGAACCTGCTGACTACTGGATAGAGATAGCAGAATACTGGAATACAACAGAAGACGCAGCAAAGAAGTCAAACTGTGGGAATTGTGTTGCTTTCGACATTAGTCCTAGAATGGATGCTTGTATGCCCGGCGTAACCTCTGATGATGAAGGTCGCTTGGGTTATTGTTGGATGCACCACTTTAAATGCCACAGCGCTAGATCATGCAGAACGTGGGCTAAAGGTGGTCCAATCTCGGAGGACAAAATTTCTTACGATTGGCAGAAACGAGGTGAAAGTTGAAATCAAAAGATCCAAATTATGCTGTAAAGGTCGAAAAAGCCATTGCAGAAAGGTACGGAGAAGAAGCCGTAGTGCACCCAAAATCCCAATGGGATGATGATAAAGAGCAAGAGTATCTTAGGGAACTCCAGAACAATTACCGACAAGGCAAATCCGAATCGGAACAAATTGAGCTCGATGGAGTTTTAATCTCAAAAGAACTACTTAATAAAGAATCTGAAAGGTCTTGTCCAACTTGCAATACTTACTCATTCAAATCGGTAGATGATTTATACATGACTAAATTTGATTGTTGCTTCAAGTGTTACATACAGTATGTTGAGGGCCGAGAAGATAGATGGAAATCTGGATGGAGACCAAATAGATGAGTAAAGAAACACTAGAAATTATTGAAGCACTAGGTCAAGCTGCAGCAAACGTATACGACGGTGTCCACATGGAGAATTATACTCTAGACGGACAAGTACGCAGTATAGGTCTCAAGAGAGAAGAGGGTATACCCCTTCTTGATAAAAGAGTTATCGACGGCTTTAAAGTAAAGTTTTATGGCGACTCAATGATCATCACGTATCAGTCTGATGTTATGATGAGAGACCTTAAGGATAACGGATTTGAGAACGACATTACTCGAACAATCAACGAAGTTAAGAAGTTCTTACAAAAAGAATACAAAACCATTACTGGTAAATCAGTATCTCTTACAAAGAAAGGCGATCCACAAATTGTTGTACAAACAACATCAAGAGTTCGTACCTTTGTGCAGGCATACCAACACTATAAAATCGGCGGCTTAAAAATGGACGAAATCAATGCTCCATCTGAACCAAATGTCCGAGACATTACAAGAAAATTTTTAGACACTGCGAAAGCAAAGCGCCCAAGCAATGAAACCATCAAGCCGGGAGATAATCAAAAATGAATAATTTAGAAGAAAAATGTTGCGGGAATTGTTGCCCGTGCTGCTCATGTGAATGTTGCGAGGAATAAACAAATGAAACTTTCAAAAGAACAACTAAAACAAATCATCAAAGAAGAACTCGAAGCAATTATCGCTGAAGAAAGAATGATATCTATGGATGAATATAGTAAAATGTCTCCCGAAGAACAAGAGAAGATTGATCCTGCTGATGTGGTTGGATATGTTGGTCCTGATGGCGAAGATGCCTATGGTAATAAACCACCACCTCCTAGCGGAACTTTTTCAGAAGAATAAATCTAGGTGATGAATGAAGCTCACCAAGAGTGAAATTGTTAAAGAACTTGTAAGATGTGGAAAAGACCCACAGTACTTTATTGATAATTACTGTAAGATTTCCCACCCTCTCAAGGGACAAATCCCCTTCAAGACTTATGACTATCAGAAGGAGATGCTCCAAGACTTTAACGATTATCGTTTTAACGTAATCTTAAAAGCAAGACAGCTCGGGATCTCGACGATCTCTGCTGCCTATGTTGCGTGGTTCATGTTGTTTCATCGAGAAAAGAATGTTCTCGTAATCGCAACGAAACTATCCACGGCAACAAACCTAGTAAAGAAGGTGAAGATGATCTTTAAGAACCTTCCTTCTTTCATGTTGATCGCAAAGATCACAACAGACAACAAACAATCATTCGAATTATCAAACGGTTCTCAGGTAAAAGCCGGAACCACATCTGGAGACGCTGGTCGTTCAGAAGCACTATCTCTTCTAATCATTGATGAGGCAGGTTTCGTAGATGGCCTTGAGGAGCTCTGGACGGGTCTTTATCCCACTCTATCAACAGGGGGTAGGTGCATAGCCCTCTCCACTCCTAACGGCGTAGGAAACTGGTTTCACAAGGCTTATAGTGAAGCTGAGAATGGGATGAATGATTTCTACCCAACAAAGCTTATGTGGGATGTGCATCCTGAGAGAGATCAGGAATGGTTCGAGAAAGAAACTCGGAACATGTCCAAGCGCCAAATCGCACAAGAGCTCGAGTGTTCTTTCAATGCTTCTGGTGAAACAGTCATCAATCCAGAGGACTTAACAAGGATGCATGAACTTATCCGAGAACCAGACTACAAAACAGGTTATGATAGAAACTATTGGATTTGGGAAAGATACCAAGAAGGTGTACCTTACCTACTCGTTGCAGACGTGGCGAGGGGAGATGGTAGTGACTTCTCCTGCTTTCACATTTTAAGAATTGATACCATGACGGTTGTAGCCGAATACCAAGGCAAACCAGATCTGGACATGTACTCCGACATACTTTTTTCTGCCGGAATGGAATACGGCACTTGCCTTCTTGTTGTGGAGAACAATGGAATTGGGATTGCTGTTTTGGAGAAGCTAAAAGAATTACAATACGCAAAAATCTACTATTCAATTAAATCAACACATGAGTATGTGGAGTCTTATTTAGCCGAAAATGACGATAGAGCCGTGCTCGGTTTTACAACTTCAACCAAGACAAGACCGTTAATCGTAGCCAAATTAGAGGAATACGTTAGAAATAAACTAATTAATATACATTCTAATCGTGTTTTTCACGAACTAAAAACTTTTATTTGGCACAACGGCAAACCTCAAGCCATGAGATCTTACAATGATGATTTAGTTATGTCCCTAGCAATTGCTTGCTGGGTTCGGGACACGGCACTATCAGAAAGCGAAAGAGACATGGCATACAAAAAGGCAATGCTAGGTGGTTTGATGAAGTCGACAACGACTATGAACACTCAAATCAAGGGCCAAAAGATTTATAAAGAAACGTTCGCCGAAAAACATGAGGAGGAAATAAAGAAAACAAAAGAGTTTTTTTGGATTTATAAAGGATAAAAAATGGCCCGTAACGATAGAAACCCAAACAATAACCAAAATGATTTGTTTAAAGCTTTAACTAGAATATTCTCAGGTCCAATGACCCAGAGAAGAACCCAGTCTGGTCGTCAGATTCGGAGGCTACACTTAGACAAATACGGCAAAAGATTCAAGTCAGCCACCGGACAACAGTTTAAAAAATCAGAATACAACCCAATGAACATCATGTCTCTGAACATGATTTCAAATAGAAACCGATCAGAGCGCTATGTTGATTTTGATCAAATGGAATTTACACCAGAGTGTGCATCCTCTCTAGATATTTACGCAGATGAGATGACTACCTATTCATCGCTGACTCCGATGCTTCACATTAAGTGCCCCAACGACGAAATTAAGTATTTATTGCATGGGCTGTACTATAACATTATGAATGTAGAGCACAACCTATTTGGTTGGGCAAGAACCATGTGTAAGTACGGAGACCTATTTCTCTATTTGGATATGGATGAGCAAAAAGGTTTGCAAAACTGTATTGGTTTGCCTCCTCAAGAAGTCGAGAGGCTTGAGGGTGAAGATCCAACAAATCCAAATTATGTACAATTCCAATGGAACAGTGCTGGATTAACTTTGGAGAATTGGCAAATTGCTCACTTCCGCATTTTGGGAAATGATCAACATGCCCCATACGGAACAAGCGTTCTAGAGCCCGCTCGACGGATCTGGAGACAACTTACTCTTTTAGAAGACGCCATGATGGCTTATAGAATTACTCGCTCACCAGAGCGACGTGTGTTTAAGATTGATGTTGGTGGAATCGCACCACAAGACGTCGAGCAATACATGCAAAAAGTTATGACGCAAATGAAGCGTCACCAAGTTGT